TTGCAGGAAAGATTCCTAATACAAAATTTAATGAAAGCGAATTAAGATGCGATCTACCCAATGGTTCAAGGATTACAATTCTTGGAGCAGAGAATGATCAAGCAATTAGAGGTATCAGTTTAGATGGTTGTGTATTTGACGAAACACAATCTATTAAACCAACTATATTTCCAGAGATCATAAGACCTGCGTTGGCAGATAGGAAAGGTTGGTGCGTATTTATCGGAACTCCAAAAGGCCAAAATTACTTTTATAGTTTATATGAAAAAGCTAAAGAATCTAAAGATTGGTTTTCATGTGTTTATAAAGCAAGTGAAACAAAAATTTTAGATGTCGAAGAATTAAAAGCTGCTCAAGACGTAATGTCAAAAGATTTATATGAGCAAGAATTTGAATGTAGTTTTCAGGCTGCAATAACTGGGAGTTATTATGGAACTATAATAGAAGATTTAACAAAAGAAGGTAGAATAGGTGATGTACCTTATGACGATAACCTAGATGTAGAAACATGGTGGGATATCGGATTGAATGATAGTACCTCTATTTGGTTTGTCCAAAGACATAAAGGTGAAATAAGACTAATAGACTATTATGAGAATAGTGGTTTTGGCCTTGATCATTATGTAGATGTTTTAAACAACAAACCATATTCGGAAGATTACTCAACTCATGTAGCACCTCATGATATTAAAGTTAGAGAAATAGGAAACTTTGGTAAATCAAGATTAGAGAGTGCTTTAGAATTAGGAATAGCCTTTGAAGTAGCACCTAAAATTAGTGTTGAAGATGGTATTGAAGCAGTTAGAAAAAATTTAATTAATTGTTGGTTTGATAAAAGTAAGTGTGGAACAGCACTTGAATATTTGAAAGCATATCAAAAAAGATATGACGATAAGAACCAATGTTTTAGAAATAAACCTTTGCATAATTTTGCGTCACATTGTGCAGACTCATTTCGTACTGGCATAGTAGGGCAAGGATTAGCAATTTCAAATTGGAAAAAAGAAGTTCCAATCAACACAAATTATATAGTTTAATATGGCAAAAGTTACAGATTTAGAATTAAGTTCAATTATTAGTGGTGAGATAGACAATGCTCTAGGTTTTATGGGTGGTGCTTTATCAGGTCAACGTAAAAAATCCCTTGAGTATTATATGGGGGAAAAACTTGGCACAGAGATTGATGGTAGAAGCCAAGTTGTAAGTACAGATGTAGCTGACACAATTGAAACCATTTTGCCAAACCTTTTAAGAGTATTTACGTCTAGCGAAAAAGTAGTTAAGTGTGAGCCTCAAAACGTAGAGGATATCGCTTTATCTCAACAAGCTACAAGTTACATTAACTATATCTTTAATAGAGATAACAATGGTTTTTCAATTTTATATACATGGTTTAAAGATGCTCTTTTAGAAAAGAATGGAATTGTTAAAGTCTATTGGGATGATAGCCAAAAGGTTGAGCAAGAAACTTATGAAAATTTAAATGATCAAGAATATCAATTATTAGTTGATGATGAAAATGTTGAAATTATAAAAGAAGAATCTTTTGTAGATGAAAAAGCAAAAGAAGAATTAGATCAACTAAATAAAATAACAGCAGAGCAAGGGATTCCTTTACCAGAAATTCCTACTCCTATGCTTTACAATTGTAAGATTAAAAGAACAAGTTCTTATGGTAAAGTTAAAATAGAAAATATACCACCAGAAGAATTTCTAATTCAAAAAACTGCTAAAACAATTGAAGAGTCAAATTTTGTTGCTCATAGAGTCATCAAAACAAGAAGTGAATTAATTCAAATGGGTTTTGATAGGGATGTTATTGAAAACCTTCCAACTTCAAACAACATACTTTTTAATGACGAAAGAATACAAAGATACGCAGATATAGACGACAATCCTTTTTTACAAGATACAAAAGATGTAGCAACTCAAGATGTAGAAATTTATGAGTGCTATTTAAAAGTGGATATGGATGGTGATGGAATAGCAGAGTTAAGAAAAATTTGTGTTGCAGGGAAAGATGGAAGTGAAATTTTATCTAATGAAAGTTGTGATAACATTCCTTTTTGTTCTTTAACTCCAATACCAATGCCACATAGATTTTATGGAAGAAGTGTAGCCGAACTTGTTGAAGATGTTCAATTAGTTAAGTCAACTGTAATGCGACAATTGTTAGATAATATGTATTTAACAAATAATAATCGTACTGCTGTAATGGATGGCATGGTCAACCTTGACGATTTACTTACGACAAGACCAGGTGGGATTGTAAGAACGAAACAACCACCTAACCAAGTAATAATGCCAATGCAATCTCAAACGATTTCGCAACAAGCATTTCCATTATTAGAATATTTAGATACAGTTAGGGAATCAAGAACTGGTGTAACAAGATACAATCAAGGCCTAGACGCAGATAGTTTAAATAAAACTGCAACTGGTGTTAATGCACTAATGACTCAATCACAATTGAGAATGGAATTAGTAGCAAGAGTATTTGCCGAAACTGGTATCAAAGATTTATTCTCAAAAATATTTGAACTTACTTGTAAGTATCAAGACAAAGAAAGAATTGTTGAATTAAATAATCAATTCATCCCTGTAAAACCTACAGAGTGGAGAAATAAATTTAATATAAGCATAACTGTTGGTCTAGGCACAGGATCTAATGATCAACAAATTATGATGATGAATAATATTTTGGAAAGACAATTACAAGCTTTCCAATTACAAGGTGGGAAAGAGTACCCAATGGTGAGCCTAAAAAACATTTACAATAGTTTATCTAAAATTATTGAAAATGCTGGTCTTAAAAATGTTGATAATTACTTTGTAGATCCTGAACAAGGAAAACAAATGATACAACCTACACCACCACCACCACCTACTCCAATTGAGAAAATAGAATTTACTAGAATAGCAAGTGAAGAAAAACGTAAGGTTGCAGAGTTAGAAGTTGCTCTTAAGAAAATCAAAAGTGATAATGCTGGTAAAGTTTTGGAATTTGAAACTAAAATCAAAGATATGGAACTTAAGTATTCTACACAAATTGATAGTGCTAAAATTAAAGCTGCAGCTGATTTAAATAAAATCATTTTAACCAATGAAAATAAATCTCTAGAATCTGCTCAACAAGCCTCTCAAAATTTACAACAAGAAATTGAAAACTTAAATGAACAACCAGGAACAGGGGAAACTCAACCAGGAAATAACCCAATCGAACAAGGCTAAAGAAATACTAGACAATACTTTATTTCAAGAGTCTTTTGAAAAACTTAAAAATTTATACTCTACAAGTTTATTAAACACAGGAAGTAATGAAGGTGAAACTAGAGAAAAACTTTGGTTAGCTTATCAAGTGTTAAATAAAGTTGAGCAACATTTTAAAGAAATTTTAGAAACAGGAAAATTGGCCTCTAAACAAATGGAAGATTTTAGAAGCCAAATTAAGAATAAAAAATTCTAAACAAATAAGTTTAGGATAAGTCAACCTCATAAGAGGAACTTAACTTAAAAGGAAATACATATGTCGGACAATCAAGCTAACCCCTTAAAAGGAGCTGAAACTGATGTTTCAAAAGCAGCAGATTCTATATTAGGATTATTAACTCCACAAGAAGGAGAGCCTAAAAAAGAAGAACAAAAAGAAATTCAACAAAATTCTCCTGAACCAACACAAGAGGAATCTTCTAATGAAGATCAACCTTTGGAACAGGAAATAAGCGAAGAAACAGAAACCGAAGAAGTGGAAGATGTTTTGGAGCAAGACGTATCTCAAGACGAAGAACAAATTGATACTCAAGAGAAACAAGATTCCCCATTACATAAAGTAAAAGTAAATGGACAAGAATTTGAAGTTAGCCTTGATGAGTTGAGAAATGGTTACTCAAGGGATGCTGATTACAGACGAAAGACGGAAGAACTTTCTAATAATAGAAAAGACTTTCAATCTGAATCTGAAAAGCAAAAACTAGACTATTCCAATCGTTTAAACGAATTAAATAATTTAGTGTCTACAACTCAACAACAATTAACTGATGAAGCTAGTAATGTGGATTTAGAACAATTGTATGAAGATGATCCAAGTGAGGCAATGAAAGTAGAGCATAAGTTAAGAAGAAAACAAGAAAAACTTAATTTAGCTATGCAAAAAGTTCAAAGTGAACAAAAAATTCAATTTGATTCTTATTTGCAAGACCAACAAAATAAACTGACAAATAAAATGCCAGAATTTTCTGATCCTACAAAGGCCTCATCATTAAAAAATAATATGAGAAGTTTTTTATCCTCTCATGGTTTTAATAACCAAGAAGTAGGACAAATTTATGATCATAGAATTATAATGTTGGTGAATGAAGCAATGAAATATAGAAGTCTGCAAAATTCAAAACCGAATTTAGCAAAAAAGATTTCTAAACCTTCAAGACCTTTTTCCTCAGGAGTTAAAAAAGATGCCAACGATATTAGTTTGTCTAAAAGAAAAGAAAAGTTTGGTCGTCTAAAAAGAAGTGGAAGCCAAAAAGATGCTACCAGTATATTTTTAGATATGATTAACAACTCAAACAAATAGGATATAAAAATGGCGATTATAACAAATACTTTCCAAACTTATACGGCTATTGGTCAAAGAGAAGATTTATCGGATATAATCTATAATATCTCACCGACTGAAACTCCGTTTATGTCAGGAATAGGCAAAACAAAAGCAACAGCAGTAAATCATGAATGGCAGACAGATAATTTATCTGATGCTGCAGCGAATGCACAATTAGAAGGTGATGAAGTTGCTTTTCCTAATGGTTGGAACACAGTAACAGTTAGACTTGGAAATAGAGCGCAGATTTCTAGCAAACCTGTAATTGTTTCTGGTACGTTAGATGCAGTTTCTGAAGCAGGAAGAAATTCAGAAATGGCTTACCAAATCTCAAAAGCTTCTAAAGAGTTAAAAAGAGATATGGAGTTCAATCTATGTGGTGTCAACCAAGCTAGAAATAATGGTGCTAACGCAACAGCAAGATTATTAGGGCCAGTTGATTCTTGGTTGAGAACTAACACTAACATTGGTGGTGGTAATGGTGCAAATCCTGCTGCTGGTGGTGGAGCAGTTAGGGTTGATGGAACACAAAGAGCATTTACAGAAGATATGCTTAAAGGTGTTTCAGCTTCTTGTTGGAATAATGGTGGTGAGCCTTCTATGATCATGGTTGGAAGTTTTAACAAACAGAAAATCAGTGAATTTACAGGTGGATCAACTAAATTTACGCAAAGTGAAGAAAAGAAACTTGTAGCATCAATAGATGTATATGAGGGTGATTTTGGAACTATGCAAGTTGTTCCAAATAGATTCTCAAGATCAAGACAAGCTTACATTCTACAACCAGATATGTGGGCAGTTGCTTTCTTAAGAGATTTCACTTTTAGCGAACTAGCAAAAACTGGTGATGCTTCTAAAAATTTCTTATTAGCAGAGTACACTTTGGAATCAAGAAATGAAGCAGCAAGTGGTCTTGTTGCTGATTTAACTACTGCATAATTTTATGTAACTCAATGGTGGGGATTAATTTCCCCATCATTATTCAATCAATAATTTTGTTTTCTTTGAAGATTTTATAATCGGAACGAAGCAATACAAAAAAGGAAAATACTATGAGAACACTAAACGATTATTTTATTACTGGAGTAATACCAAACGTATCAGCAGGATCATCAACTTTTGTTGCTATACCTGATGGTGGTAAAATTAGAAAAATTATTACACACAATGCAGTTGTAACTACAGGAACAGCAGCTATCTCTTTTGAAATAGGTGGAGTTGCAATTGGTGGAAGTGCAATTAGTCATACAGCTTCAGGATCAGCTAATAGAGTTATAACTAGATCACCAACTAGTGCAAATGATGTATTAGAAGATGGTGCTGTTGAACTTATCACTAATGGTGGATCAACAAATACATCAGCTATGGCTGTAACTTTTATTATCAGAAGATAATTACAAATTTTGTGGGGATCTTGTCTAGCGATACTTCCCCACAAAAACTAATCAATTAAATAAAGGAAATAAATTATGCCAATGGGAATGGGGACTTACGGATCTAAAAAAGGAAGACCACCTAAGAAAAAAGGTAAAAAGAAAAAATCAAAAAGCAAAAAAAAAGGTAAATAATTATGAGTTTTAATTATGGTTTAAAACCAACAAAACATGAAGGTAAAACAAGTGGTGGAACATCAGCACAATCTACAGCATTTGATACACAAACTAGATATGTAAGAATAGCATCAACTGCAGATATATATATTTTATTTGGTGCAAATCCAACTGCTGTTGCAACTGCTAATTCTTCAACTATTTTTATACCAGCTGATCAACCAGAAATTTTTAAAGTTTCTCCAGGTGAGAAAGTTGCTTTCATTGGTAGTGCCGAAGTTTCTATTACTCAAATGAGTGCGTAGTGGCTAAACAAAATTTTAGTTCTTATACACCAAGAGATAAGCCACCAAAATTAGGTAAGCATAAGAAGTCATTAAATAAGTCAGAAAAAAGACAAATGAAACTTACTAGATACAAAGGTCAAGGAAATAGATGAAAAAATTTGGTGTTGAAAGAAATGGTTTAACTACTGAAACTTTTCATAATGATTCAGACAAAGCTGTTATTCATGAAAGATCCATTGATGTTGAGCCAATCTTAAAAGCTAATAAAAGATTATTAACTTTAAATGATGGTTATTCTAAAAGTAGAGAATTAAAAAGAGTAGCAACAATCCCAACTTTAATGTTGGAAATATGGTGTAAAGAATATTTAGGCAATGATGATGGTAATTGGTTTGGCCTTCCTAGAGATATACAAAACAAAATTTTAAAAACAAAACTAAACGACTCTAATTATAAGTTTCTAAAAACTGCAGAAGGTAAATTATAATAATGGCATTATCAACGTACACAGAATTAAAGACAACAATAGCTAATTGGCTTAATAGAAGTGATCTTACTAGCGAAATTCAAGATGATTTTATTAAACTAACGGAAGCTGATCTAAATTCTAAATTAAGAGTTAGATCAATGATCTCTCAATCTACAATTACAATAGATGCAGAAACAGAGGATTTACCAGAAGGATTTTTACAAGTAAGAGATTTTTATATTTTAAGTGGAGAAACTAAACTTCCATTAAGATATATGACTCCTTCACAAATGGATCAAACTGCAGGATCATCTTCAAAAGGTTGTCCTTCTAGCTATACAATTTTAGGTGATACTTTTAGATTTATGCCTAAACCTGATGGAACTTATTCTGGTGTTATAAATTATTACAAATCTTTTAGTCCTTTAAGTTCTTCCGTTGCAACAAATTATATTTTAACAAGTCATCCTGCAATTTATTTGTATGGGTCATTGTTTCATGCAGCAAATTTTTTAGGTGGTATTAATCCTCAACAAGTTCAAACTTGGCAACAAATGTACGGTACTGCTTTAGAAAGATTAGAAATAAATGATAGAGAAGATCAATTTAGTGGATCACCTTTAGTACAAAGAGGTGAGGACACAGTAGCTTCTGCATTTTCTAGTAATTACGCAAAAACAACTTATTAAATAAAATATTATGCAATTACCTTTTGGCGAATGGTTGCCTGACCAACCTGCTCATTTAAATCCTGGC